CGTCCGTCGGGTTTGTCCTGATTCCAGTGATTGTTGTATTGGTTCTTGCCCAGCAGGCCGTCGTCGGGACCCACGTAGCGTTTCAGGTTTGGGTTGTTTGCTCCCGTGGAATGCACCATAATACCTTTCGGTGTGATGGTTTTACCCGCTTTGTAGCAGGCGTTGTTGGTCAGAATGAGTTTATGCAGGTTCATTTATTTATCCTCCGATCTGCTGTGAAGCTGTACTAAAATATCTTTTAGTTTCGCCGGGATGGGCAGTCCGAGATGTCCAGCATTTTCAAGCATTGACACACCCTCATTGGATAGATAGAAGAAGATGACCGCAGTACGCAACACCCCGGCCTGCCCCAGTACTTGGACGTCAATAATGTTTCCGATACCAACCATCATAAAAATGAGCACCTTTTTAGAGATCCCCTTGAAGCCGACCTCGCTGGATAACCTATGGTCTACTATGGCGCACATCACACCAGTGATGTAGTCGATCACCACGAATGCTATGAGCGCATAGAGAAAGCCGTCTGCTCCTCCGAGAAACCAACCGATCCAGCCGCCTATAGCGGCGATCATTAGTTGAATCCATGTCCAGATTTCTTTCATGTTGTTTTTCCTCCTAATAAATAGTCACACCATTCAGATTTGGTTTTTTAGATGCTTTTCCGATCAAATCTGAAAGTCGTGCTTTGCCTTTCCGTCCGCCGCTGTCCACGGTAAACGCTGTATAAAAACCTCCCCTGCCGAAGTTGTGCGTCACATCAGTGACCGTACCGATGGTTTCAGTCTTTGCGCCACTGACGATGCGCACTTCATCGCCAATGGTGAGCTGGGGTGTGAAGATACCGACGAAGCTTTCCTGTCTGCCGGATACGGCGATAGCCTGTGCAAGTTCCTCGGCCATAGCCGTTATTTCGGTGAGAGTCGCGCCGTCAGCGGCTGTTACGTAGGTCGTTCGATGCGAAGGCTGAACCCACCACTTGTTCCTAGGAACCGTGGCATAAACCGTGCTCTCCGGATCTGCGCAGGTGACACAGACTTTGCTGACTGCTTCTGAATCGTCATACTCCACGCTGTAGCTCCAGCAGGTCTTGTCGCGCTCGAAGGTATACACAGCGGGCTGGTCGAAACGGGCATCGGTGACTGCAGCCACACCAATGACGCCGTTTGCCGTTTCATCGACTTTCCAGCCGTCAAGCAGAGAGATTACCCGCTTGATCCCGTCCAGTATGCTGACATCCGGTTCAAAGCGCAGTTTCCATGTCTTTGTGCTCTCTCCGACAAAAAAGTTCTCCACCTCGGCGAGGCGAAGAATCTCCTGCAGGTTCAGCTGTAGCGTTGTCTCTTCAAAGTTGTTGTCCTCGTTGAAGGTCTGTTCCTTCAGCAGCTTTCCGATTGCATTTCTGGCAGATACCAAAACCTTTTCATCCGGATACGATACCGAAGCACGGTCGATATAAAAGATGCCGAGCGGGATTTCTCCGCTGCTGCCGAGGGAAAAGTACAGTTCCATCTTGGTGCCCGGTGTCACGAAAGCCCGGTAGCGGTTGAGCAGTGCGCCCTTGATGTTAAGCAAGGTGCAGGACATCTGTGAGACCTCGCTGCCGATACTGAATTTAACCGAGCCATCAATAAAGGAATTCGTGATATCGGCCGGAAGCATATACATTACAAATCGATGGTCTCCTTCGGCACTCCAGAAGCCGTATGCCCCGTAATGAGCCACTTTCTTTATGCTTGGACATGACACCGATTCATCTGGTGATATCCTTCCGGTTTCCGTATAGGTAAGGTTATCGTACAAACCGAGAACCGGATCTGCTGTGCTGCCTGCCACAGTGCCGTCAGATGCGAGGTATATGAAACGGAGCAGGTTGTCCGAGGTGTGAATCACCTGGGGGGACAAACCTGCTCCGGTATCAAGGGTATATTCAAATGTCAATGTCATGGTATCACCCCCGCTGCAGCTGAACCGAGTAGGTGAAGCGCAGAAGATTGTTTGAGGTCTTGAACGGGTACTCAAGCGCAAAACTGGCCGTAATCGCTGCCCCTGCCGGAGACGGTGCTGTGAACTTTAATCCCGGCACGGTTTTACCTAAAAAGAAGGTTGAGCCATAACTTTGACCGTCCCTTGTCGGTAAGTTCTGGTAGTACAGATTGTAAGTCCAGTTGTAGCTGATACTACCGGATACGGTTGCTGTTTCCACCTGCTTTGTTCCCACATTGCCTGCGGCATCAACTGTCGATGTCGGGATAGCAGTCAGCCCGGTGCAGGTACCGTTTGCAATGCTGATGTTCATGGTGGGATCATTATCCGCAGCAACTTTAGCGGTCAGACGCACATATCTTCCGTTATCCGGACTTATTGTAAAAAAGTCGGTTATATCTGAGTTTTGTGCGAGAGCTGCATTTACCTTTGACGCAACAGTTGTAGCCGAATCTCCACTTGAAACCGGCACTGAAAGTGTAATTGGGGAATTAGCCATCCCGGCGGCCGTTACAACAACGGCTGCATTTCCCGCAGTTCCAATTGTTCCGGTCACATAGATGTTTTCCTGCTGCTTAACCGGGGCAACACCGGCTGTTGTATTGGTCGAGGTCGAAACGGTGGTCAGTCCCGCGCAAGTTCCGTTTGAAATTGCAATATTAAGGTTTGAAACATTTGCTGCCGGTGCTTTGGCGGTTAAGATCACATCCGCACCTGAAACAGATACATCATACACTGCGGTAATATTCGCATTGTTTTCAATGGCTGTTTTTATCTTGTCCGCTACAATGCTCGCCGTATCCGATGAGGCCACGGGTATCGAGAGAGTGATTGGAGAACCTGTTATGCTGCTTGATGTTATGACTACGGTGGCATTGCCTTCGCCGCTAAGGAACACTCTCCAATACCTCGCTGATATTTCTGTAAATTTCCATACCTGTCCTGTCCTTGAGAGCCCGGAGACATCCGTCCAATCAACGCCATTGCTTGAATATTGGATCTTAAGGGTATCGAGCCTTGCAGACGGAACCGTCAGGATATCAATTTTTAGTGTGTTGCAGGACTTCTCGGTTCCAAAGTCAATTATAATTGGATTTACATCGTTTACCGTACAGGAAGAGGGATACACAGACCTGTCATAACAGTTCCACCAAGCAAGCGGGTCGCGGTAGTCATAGCTGTTGCTTGGTGTTTTTGATGCTAAGTCACCGAAAGTCACTCCGGCATCCGTGCAACTCAGAGCCGCCGTATGGTAGTTTTCATACCAGTCACCGCAGTTGTTTTCATAATCCACTACAAAGTCCGTTCCTTCGGTCAGTTCCTCACCGTCTAAGTAGACCCTCGCCGTACCTGCCTGTATCAGCGGCGCTTTGATGTTGAATTCTTGTGTTTCCCCGTCGCCTTCACCAATAACTATTTGATTTACCTGGTATGGAGGAAAAACCTCGTGATTGGGGAAGGTAAATGCTCCGACCCCGGCTACACCGAGGTGTTTGACCAGACGATTGTTGCACTCGCTGTCAAGGAATGTGATGACAGGCAGGTCATACTGATAGGTCGTGATATTTCCTGTGCCGTTGCTGAAGGTGTAGCTTTTACTGCCGTGATACTTTGTGTTCATATCTGATGAATACTCCAACGGGTAGCGTGAAAAGCGGACGGTCCCATCCGTGCTGCCGGTGAGCAGCCATCTGACCAGATAATTGTTTTCCGGTTTGGGATAGATTCCGTTTGAGCCAAAGCCGGAAGGAGTGTAGGTAACATAGAAGGTAGCCGTAATATACACCACATCCGTGTCAGTTTTGACGATAGCAATCTGGTTTCCTTCAGAATCCTGCAGCATAGCATGGGACATGATGTAATAATAGCTTGAAAAGGTGCCGCTGTAATAACCTTCGAGCGCTACCTCGGTAATGGTGGAGCCGTTGCATTCGGTCGCTTCCAGCTTGATTTGCTTTGTCGTGTGCGAAGTCGGATATTCATAAACCGTTTCCAACGTTGTCACGGCTTTGCGTGTTAAATGCGAGAAAAGAGCTGTATCTGTAACAGCGGGTGTCCCGGTTCCGGTACCAACCGCGATATATCTGAACAGGTCAGCCGTTTTACTCAAAGGTGACCCGGTCAGCCTGCTGTTGAAATAGTAGTTGGTAATGACGTTGAAGCCGACTGCTGTCTGCTTGATTTTACCGCTTACGGCCTCGACCACCTTGACATCAAATCGGTTGTGAAGGACTGCTCGTTCTTGTATTTTCATGTTGAAAACCTCCTAAATCGGTAATGTGGAAACAGGCTGCAGGCTTACAGACGAAGCCACAACCGTAATGGCAGCCGTATGTGCAGGCTGGAAATACTCAGCGAAAACAGCCTCGTCAATCCAAACTCCCGCCGAAATCGTGGATATGGCTGCAGTCTCGTTTTCATAAGTGAAGTAGTCCATAGTTTCTGCGGCGGCTACAGCGCTCAGAGCGGGCAGAAACCATCTTTGCAAACCGAGCTTGTAATACCAGAGAGAACGGTATTCCGGCATTGTAATGGTTACTGCTACCGTCCTGCGGATATCGGAGCTCGTATATAGAACAAGTACCTGCTCCTCGCTGTCATAGGAAGCGGAGGCAACAGTCACCCCGGAAACGGAGAGGGCGCATTTCACCGGGAATCCCTCATCGATACTTCCGTTCAAAGGCTTTGTGAGATGTATTTTAAAGCCATAGCATACAAAGCCCGTCTCGCGGTTCAGTTTTTCCACCGAGGCCACAGAGATTTCCTCGGTGTCCGGCTCGTCCAGCAGAACATAGGGATAGGCGACATTCCCAGACGCGTACTCCTTGTTCAGCGTGTCCAGTTCGGTTATATCGGAAATCCACATCCTTACATTAGAGGCGTTGATATGGACTGTTTCCGGACGGACACTCATTCCGGCATAATTCCGATGCGTCAGCGCAAGAAGCATCCGCCCGCTGTTCTGCGTAAGGAATCCTATACGAAAATCGTTAGTGCGGATAACCGACAGGGTCGTGTTGCCCGTACCAAGCGCAGAAACTTCATGTTCTGCTTCCCAGACATAGCTTCCATTGTCCTGACAGCAGAGCGCACGGTAATATACAGAGCCGCTCTTTAGGTAGCCGATAATCAAGCCCTGATCGAGGTCCTGTTCAACACTGGACTGCCAGCCTTTGCAGGCGGATATTTGGGTAACATCTGTGGCAAGCAGAGTGGCATTATCATTGTTATGCCAGACCTGAACATAAAGATTGCCGTTCCGAACATAAAAGATATACGGGTATTCCTCGGTTTGAAGATAATACCACTCCTTTGCGGCATTCATTTTCCATACGCCGTTAAATTCAATTGCCACGTCGGTTGCTGCACCGAGCGTCCATTGATACTCCCACGGATACTCCAACCCAGCCGGAAACTTCCGTTTATATATCTTTGCGATACCGTCGTCCAAACAGATGGCATAGGCAAGAGATAAATCGGATTCACCGGCGGTCTGGCGCACAGCCACATCGCCGAAAGCGGGAGCAATATCTTCGTGAATTGGTTCGGAGAGCAGCGAATTGACGGAGGTCTGCGTGGCTACCACACGGAGCTTAGCCATACTGTCCGTGTTTTCTACCTTAAAACGGTTAGCAAGTTTTTCTTTCAGCGCCGCCGGTATGCTTCTCATGGATCGCTCACCTCGCTTACCGCCGCCAGGGTGGCCTTTACCTTGTACCAACCTGCCGCCTGATAATCAAACTCTCCGAGTTCAATGATTCTTCCGTTGAAAACACCCTGTTTTACCGAGCATTCAAGCATTGGAACGCTATCCTCGGCTTCCATCAGCGCGGCTTTACCAGCTTCATTCACATAGAGAGTCAGATTATAATGTACTGTCGGCGAACCGAAACGGGTAAGATACTCCGTCCCGTCAAGGGCAGTCTGCACTGTGCGGATGACTTCCTGCGTTTTTCGAAGGCCAACAAAACGCGTGATGATTTCATTTGTTTCTGTATTTTTCAAATAACTCATACGCGCACCTCCTGTCTGAGCCTATCGACGATGATGTCTATAACCGAGGTCATTTCACCGGTGGAATTTACACCTTCCACCCGAATCACACCTGTATGCTCAACGGTTCTCCTCACATCAAGCGAGGTGTCGTTCATTACTTTATGAATCCCGGTTTTCATATCAAGGTCAAAGTCGGTGGGGATCGCACCGGCAATATCTTTTTCAACACCCCTCATGGCATCTGTAAAACCCATACCGATGCCGAGGCCCATGTTTTCACCGATACCGGCAAATACAGTTGAGGGAGAGTGGATGCCCAGCAGGCTTTTCGCGCCGTCTACAATGCCGGAGAAAAACCCGGAGACTTTGTCCGCTATCCAGGAACCGAGGGATTTGATACCTTCCCATAGTCCCGTTACGATGTTCCTGCCGATTTCAAACACAGCGCCGACCGCCTTGCCGAGGCCGGTCACGATAGCCGCGACGATTTCCGGAAGTCTCGCCACAAGCTGCGGTATGGCTTTAATCAGTCCGAACGCAAGCTGAACGGTGAGTTCGATGCCCATTTCGAGGATTAAAGGAAGATTATCCGTGATGAAATCAATAATTGTCATAATGATTTCGGGCAGAGCGTCAATCAGTTCCGGCAGAGCGTTCAGCAAACCTTCCGCAAGCCCCTGTATAATGGCAAAGGCCGCTTCAAGGATCTGATCCATGCTGTCCAAAAGACCCTGAACGATGGTGATAATCGCCTCAACCGCCGCAGGAATCAATTCCGGCAAAGCGGAACCAAGCCCCATCACAAGGGCGGTAATCAGCTGTACAGCAGCATCAATGAGCAAGGGCAGATTATCAATCAAAGCGCCTACGATAGTGAGCACCGCATCAACGGCTGCAGGGATGAGTTCAGGCAAAAGACTGAGCAGTGTTTCAAGCACCTGCGTAAACAGGTCGACCACGGTGGAGAGGAGCGTCGGCAGCAAGTCCCCAATTGCCCTGAGTATACCGTCGAGGGCAGGCGGCAGAGCCTTGACGATATTCTCAATGACAGGCACCACGTTATCCACCACATGACCGAATGCCTCGACAACATTACCGATCAACATTTCAATGTCAGCATCAGCGTTGCCGAGTCCGGCCATCAGATTATCTATAGCCGACTGCATACCGGCCATTGACCCGCTTATGGTTTCAGTGGCTTCCTTCGCTGTCGTCCCGGTGATGCCCATTTCTGTCTGAATGACATGGATAGCTTCAGTCAGATCCGAGAAGGATGACAGGTCATATTTGATGCCGGAGATTTTCTCGGCATCAGCCAAGAGTCGCTCCATTTCAGATTTTGTGCCGCCATATCCCAACTTCAGATTGTCGAGCATCGTATAGTTTTGCTTGGCAAAACCCTGATAGGCCGTTTGAATGGCGGACAGATCCGTACCCATTTTATTGGCATTGTCCGCCATATCTGTGATGGCCATATCAGCAACTTCAGCAGCTTTTGCTGTGTCGCCGCCGAGTGATTGGATCAGGCTTGCGGAGAAACCCGTGACCGTTTCCATATACTCGTTTGCCGACATTCCGGCTGTTTTAAAGGCATTAGCGGCGTAGTTCTGCACTGTCTGTGACGCATCACCAAAGAGGGTGTCTACACCGCCGACCAGCTGCTCAAAGTCAGCGTATGCCGAAATAACTTCTTTGCCGAGTTTAAGCGCGGCTGCTCCGGCGGCAAGAGCGACAGCACCCATTGCCGCACCGACACCTTTTAATACGCTGCCCAGCTTTTCAAATTTACCGCCGGAACTTTCAGCTTCATCTCCAGTCTCTTTCAGTTCGTCGCCAAGGTCATCAGCGGCATCTGCCGAATTGTCCAGTTCGCGCTCCATACCATTAAGTTCGGCTTTGGCATTGTTTAGTTGTATAGCCCAGTTCTGAGTACGGCGGTCATTTTCGCCGAAGCTGTCGGCGGCATTCTTCAAGGCGGATTCGAGGGTGGAGATTTTGTCTTTCTGAGCATCGATTGCCTTGTTCAGAACCTCATTCCGTGCTGCAACCGCCGCTACAGACTTATCCTGCTTGTCAAATTCGGAGGAGACGAGCTTCATCTCACTGCCAAGAACCTTGAAAGTCTGGTTGATATCAGAGAGCGCTTTTTTGAACTCCTTTTCACCCTCGACTCCGATTTTCAAGCCGAAATTATCTGCCATGTCTCACCACCTCCTTAGATACCGCCCGGTATGATTTCATCGATGTAATACTCGCGTTTCGGCTTCGACAAACCGTTAAACTGTTTATATATCTCCCACTGGTCGAGCAGATGGCCGATAGGCATCAGCCAGACCTCCTGCTCGGTGCGTTGGAGCAGAGACACACCGTAAAAAATCAGTCGGGCAAACGATTCTTCATCGCTTACCCGACCTTCGCGTTTTTTGAGGTGTTACCTCCAGAGGGTTCTTCCTCGCTTTCAATATGACGTTTGGTTCCTTTATACATGGCATCCATGATGGCATTCTTGTATTCACCCAACTCAAGCGGAGAAGTGAGCAGCTCCACAGCCTCCTCGGTCAGCAGTTCTTGCTTTTCGGCAGGGTTCTGAAGGTTGTGAATCAGTACCGACTGATTGGCAAGCAGTGTGATGAGCCAAACGATCTCATCAAGCGCCATCTCGAAGTTTTCTGACTTCATGAGTTTTTCGCCGAGATTGGAAAGTCCTCCGTATCTCCTGGCGATCTCTTTTGTAGCCTTTGTGGTAAGGATCATCTCATACTCTTTACCGCCAATGTTGATCATTGCACTTCTGTCATCAGCCATTAGTCAACACCTCCACCAGCAGGAGTAAAGACCGGTTCATAGACAGATGTGTACCAGCCGGTAATTACGGAAGCAGGGACGCTCGTATCATCCTCATTGACCTCGGCTTTCCACGGATGCTTACCGTTTCCGTCGGTCTTATTGCGGCGGAACACCGTGCCCTCAATGGTCGGTGTAGAAAAGGTGATGCTGTCGCCCTTGGTGGCGAGGTTGGTCGCCGGAATGCCGAATTTCACCCTATAGAGCCAGAAGTATCTGTAATTTCCGTTTGCCTTTTTTGCACGGAAGCCTACGGCTACAGGAGCGCCGCCATCCTCACTTCCGGAAATAACGACGTGATTGTCGTCAAGCTTTGCACCCGTCAGATCCTCAGCGGCCGTCACACCGATATCATCGATTCCGAGGGAGAGTTTACCGCTCTTGAATTCCTTCACAACCTCAGCAGGCCCGTCGTCAGCATAAAGCGTAGCTTCAGCAAGCTCGACGGACAGATCCGCTTTCATTGCTTTTGCAAGCGGGATGGGAGTACCGTAGGTTTCGGTACCGTCTGCAGCCTCTGTGATTTTTGCGTAATAGAGCTTATCAAGCCCGATAGTAGCCATTTGTTATTCCTCCAGTTCGTAGTATTTCGCCACATCGATGGCGTAGTGGTGATAGCCGGTATCATCCTCGTGTCCGATATACCGGCGGTCGGTAATAACAAAATCAGCCTGGAGGAGCATCCTCACAAGCTGATTCTTTCTCTGTAAATAGTTGTTTTTACTGAACAGCGAGATCCTGACTTCGTTTATATCCGCAAGAGGTTTATTGTCTCCGTAAACGGCAAAGGTGTCAGTAAGCGGGGTCAGCACCATGTATTCATCAGGTGGCACTCCGCTGAAGACGCCTGTTTCGACAGGGATATTTGCGGTTTCAAACAGTGTGTTCAGTTCAGATAATATGCTCATAGCTTCTCAATCTCACTTTCCAGCTTATTGGTCATAGCCCCAATACAAGCGTCTTTGGATCTGCTTTTGGCAGGTTTCAGAAAAGGCTTCGGAGGCTGACCGTGCCTTCCGTATTCGAGGATGTTGGCAAGTTTGGCATTGCTGCCGCCGTCAGAGCGCGGCTCTGCAAAGCCTATTTTCACGTTGAAATTACCATCTCTGTCCTGCTTCGCCGGAGATACACCAAGCGCAGATTCAAGTTCTCCGGTGGAGCGGCTTTTAACCTTTGTGTTTTTACCGACCACAGAAGAAAGATTGCTTTTTACCTTGTCGTATACGACTTCGGCACCGGCTTCAAGAACCTTCGGTATGATCTCATCGGTCTTTTCAGCCAACCTTGACACTTTGAGCAGGAATTCCTCCGGCATCTTGAAATCGACCTTAGCCATCAGCGCTCACCGCCAATACTTCAAGATACATTCCTCGGCCCTTTAC